GAGGACGACTAATGCACATATTAGTTATATTACTATCACTATTATCAATCGCGCTACTGATACGTAATTATTACTTATCTAAGTATATAGAAGAATTGGAATACACAATGTTGACATTAGCACATCGGGTACTTTCTGAAGATAACATTGACAAACTTATTAAGTAGGAGGTAACGAATGTACACGCCATCTGAAGTTAAACAATTAATAATGGATTATCACTGGATGCGAAGATTAATTGACCATCAAGTGTATGAATATGACAGTACATCTATTGGTCAGTATGGTATTGAATCTGCTATGCCAAAAGGTAAGGGCGAGACTGGAGATAAAGTATTGGTGCGTGTCATACGTAATGATAAAGATAGACGTAAGACACAAGACTTAATCGACAAGGTATCATTCATTGATGACCACGAGCATCTCATTACCAATGATAAGAACTATCACATACTACAATTACTCAAACAAGGTGAGAGTATTACAGCAATAGAAGTACTAATGAAAGCAAGTCGTAAGAATGTATACAACCGTATCAATCAGATTGTGGAGGAGTATATGAAAGTGCAAGGGTAACACATTACACAGATTACACACTTTACACAGTATTATGTGTATCGAACTTTATTTATTATAATGGATTTGTCAATACTATATATACTTTAAGTCACTGGCACTCGAGTTATCTCGGGTGCTCTTTTGTTTGCTTGATATAAGCAGGAAGGATAGTGATCCAATATGTATCTAGACTAAGGAGCTTAACTCTTATGGACGATTATAAAGATAAGAAAGTAAGGTATAAGTTTTATAGGTCGAAACCTTGGCGTGATTTGCGAGAACAAATTTTAAAAAGAGCTAACTACGAATGTGAGTTTTGCAAGGTGCAAGGGAAAGTTACAACAACTAACTTGGAAATAGACCATATCAAAACCGTAGAAGAGCATCCTGAATTGAGATTAGATCCAAACAACTTACGTGTTTTATGCCATGAATGTCACGACAAAAGACATAACCGTTTTGGCAGATGGCAGAAGAAATCTAAATATTGGGATGATGAAAAATGGTAGAAGTGGTTAGAGGTTATGAAGAATATAAACCTCAAATATTAGAGCTTAATAAGAAAAAGATTGGTATACATGAGATAGCTAAACAATTAGGGTTAGGACAAAAACGTTTGAGTAAGTGGTGTAAACAAGAAGGAATTAAAATACATCGTAAAACATTTAGAAACATATGCAAACATTGCAACAAGGAATATGAATCAATTAGGTATAACAACAAATATTGTTCTGACAAGTGTAGAGTGAAAGCAAATAAAATAAGTTATAAAGCACAAAATTTAACACGAACTATTACATGTCCACAATGTTCTAACAAATATAGTGTTCCGAAAGAAAATGGCGTTAGTAATTTTTTGTGCCGTGATTGTAGAGTTAAGAACAAACAAGCTAAACACATCGGTAGATATACATCATTAATAGGGTGGCATAATAAAGTATACATTCATACATGCAAACAGTGTGGTAGTTATTACATTACTAATACTAATATAAAAACCTACTATTGCTCTCGTAGTTGTAAGTGTGAATCTAAAAGAAATCCTTTTGTTCAAAAGAGATGTAAAGAGTGTGGTAAACTCTTTAGTACATTTAAAAGTAATCAAGTGTTTTGTAGCGATAATTGTTGCAATAAATATGGGTATCGCCAAAAGGAAATTATTAGACGTAATAAAATCGTTTCTAATGGGCGTGTTGATTGGGATATATCCATTAAAAGACTATTAAAAAGAGATGGTAGAGATTGTTATATATGCAAACATCCTATGAAATTTAATGCTGATACAAACGACCCATTTTATCCTAGTATAGAGCATGTTAAACCTATTTCGAAAGGCGGTACACATACTTGGGATAATGTGAAACTGGCACACAGAAAATGTAATTGGGAAAAAGGAACTAAAACCTTTATTGGTTAACCCCCGCCTTAAACCAAACAGAACCAATTAATTTTTCAGGGAAACGGCGATGGGCTCGACTGTGCAAGAATTTCGCAAAAACACGCATATAACCGTATACCCCCTACCCCTACATGCAGAAAGGAGTGATAATATGAAAGTAAGTGACAACGATAAGAATGTTATTAAGGAACGTAAGCGTTTAGAGGCTATCTACAGCGATATTCCCTCAGAAAAGTTTAAAGTCGTCGAAGGTTTAATTATTCAAGCAGCACGATTACGTGTCATGCTCGATTACATGTGGAAAGATATTCAAGAGAATGGCGAATACAACTTATTCCAACAATCACAGAACCTTCCGTCTTATGAACGTGAACGCCCCGTCGCACGACTTTACAACACACGTGATCAATCGTATCAACGTGTGATAAAACAACTGACTGACTTATTGCCGAAAGACAAAAAGCCAGTTGAAACAGATGAACCTGTTGATGATTACGTATGATTCATAACAAGTACGTAGATGAATATATTCAACAGTGGCGTGAGGGTAAGATAATATTCAATCAGGAACGGATCGACTTAATAAACTATCTTGAAAATGATGTACTGACCAAAGATAACATCCACTTTGAAGATGACAAGATTGAGAAGTGTATCAAGTTTATTGAGAAGTGGTACTTCCAAACACAACCATTTCAACGCTTTATCATTGCATTCTTATTCTTGATGGATGATGAAGAAGAATCGCCTTACTTTACAGAATTCGCTCTATTCATGGGACGTGGTGCAGGAAAAAACGGCTTTATCAGTGCAATTAGTGATTTCTTAACCACACCTATTCATGGTATTAAAAAATACGATATTTCTATTGTTGCGAATAGCGAGGAGCAAGCAAAAACGTCATTCAATGAAGTTTACGACGTGTTACTTGAACATAAGCGCAATAAAACGGGAGAACGTCCGAAAGCGCCATATGAAGTAAGTAAAACTGAAATAAAAAATCGTTCTACAGGTTCGATTATCCGATATAACACATCCAATACGAAAACCAAAGATGGTGGTCGTGAAGGGTGTGTTATTTTTGATGAAATCGCTATTTACGAAACGGCAGATATGGTTAACGTCAAACGTGGCGGTTTAGGTAAGGTGATTCACGATAGAACATTCTATATTTCTACAGACGGATTTGTTCGAGAAGGATTTATGGATCAGATGAAAGAGCGAATCACCGAAGTACTAAAACGTAACAATCCGAATGACCGCATATTCCCATTTTATTGTAAGTTAGATGACCCTAAAGAAATTGATGACGAACAGATGTGGGAAAAATCAAATCCAATGTTACATCCTCCACTCACGGGATATGCACGGAATTTAAAACGTAAGATTAAAGAGGAATATAACGTCCTTCATATCAACCGATCAAATCGCCCTGAATTCATGACCAAACGTATGAACTTACCAGAAGTTGATGAAGAAAAAGTTGTCGCACCATGGGAAGAAATCCTTGCGACGAATCGTGAATTCCCTGATTTGCAAGATAAAGCATGTATTGGCGGACTTGATTACGCATTAGTACGTGACTTCGCAAGTGTTGGATTATTATTCCGTGACGGTGATGAGTATTATTGGAAGACACATTCATTCATTCGTCGAGGATTCTTAGAAACAGTGCATCTTGAACCCCCAATTGAAGAATGGGCTGACAGAGGGTTATTAACCATTGTGGATGATGATGTGATTGACATCCAGTACATTGTTAATTGGTTCAAAACACAACAACAATACTATAACCTAACGAAAGTTGTATCGGATAACTTCCGTACGGATATTGTCAGACGTCCATTTGAAGATGCTGGCATACCTTTGGAAGTTATTAAGAATCCGACCGCTATACATGGTTTACTTGCACCACGTATTGATACGATGTTTGCTAAAAAACAAATCGTATTCGGTGATAATCCATTAATGCGATGGTTTACAAACAACGTAGCGGTTAAGATGCAACCTGATGGTAGCAAAAAATACATTAAAAAAGATGAAGTAAGACGTAAAACAGATGGCTTCCACGCCATGTTACATGCATTGTATCGAGCAGATGAAATATTAGAGTATGACCAACCATTTATTATGCATGAGATTAACTTCTAACTAGGGAGGAGGTGGGAAAATGAGTATATTTGACAGGATTTTAGGACGCAACGAAGCCATTGAATTCAGTTATGATTTAGATTTAATCCGTGAAACGTCACATAAGGCGTACATTAAAAAATGGGCGTTAGATACTTGCGTTAACCACATTGCACGTACGATTAGTCAGACTAAATTTGAAATTAGTAACAGTGGTGCAAAAGAACTTAACTCAACCACACATTACAAATTGAATGTACGACCGAATACAGATGAATCGGCTGCAACGTTTTGGCAAAAAGTTGTTCGAAAACTAATCTTTGATAACGAAGTGCTAATTGTTGTAACAGATACAAAAGATTTAATAATTGCTGACGACTTTACAAGGGAACACTATGCGTTATATGACGACGTTTTCTCAGTTGTGGTTGTAAATGAATTCGAATTTGAACGTAACTTCCTAATGAGCGAAGTTATTTACCTAGAATACAATAATGAAGCCATAGAGAACTTACTCTATGGCTTGTTTAGTGACTACGGAGACATATTTGGACGTTTGATACGTTCTAATTTAATGAACAATCAGATACGAGCAACGCTGGGAATGGATGCGAATATGCAAATTACTCAACAAACGCAAGAAAATATTCAGAGTTTCATTAACCAAGCATATGACGCGTTCAGTACAAATGATGTAGCCATTGTCCCTGTACAAAAAGGTTACCAATATACTGAACATACACGGGATAATACGTCAGGAAAATCTCAAATCGAAGAAATGGCAAAGATACCTGACCAACTTCTTAGTTATGTCGCACGTAACTTAGGTATTCCAGTAGGTTTAATCAACGGGGATACCGCAGACATTGAAGCGATGACCGATAACTACATGAAGTTCTGTATCAATCCGATTATTGAGAAGATTACAGACGAATTGAATGCGAAGTTATTTAGTGAACGTGGTTACAAAGAAGGTAAGCGTATCAAAGCGATTTCAATTGATGCGTATGATCCAATTGAAAAAGCAGAAGCAGTTGATAAGTTAGTCGCAAGTGGTGCATTTAACCGTGATGAAATTCGAGAACTTATGGGATTTGATGCCACAGGAGAAGAAGAAATGCAGAAATTTCTTATTACGAAGAACTATCAAACTGTGGATGAGATGTCATCAGAGGGAGGTGATACTAATGAACAAACAGTACTTTAATATCGCTAAAATTAATGACAGTGTTGGCGAAATTGATATCTACGGTGAAATCATTGATGAATCTTGGCGTATGAGCGATACAGAAACAAGCGCACCATCGTTTAAAGATGCGCTAAAAGAATTAAAAGATGTTAAGCAAATTACAGTCAACATAAATAGTGGTGGTGGAGATGTATTCTCGGGTGTAGCCATCCACAATATGCTTAAAAGTCATAAAGCTCACGTTACAGTCAAGATTGATGGTTTAGCTGCATCAATTGCATCAGTGATTGCAATGGCAGGAGACAAAGTTATCATCCCTAGGAATGCTATGCTCATGATTCACAATGCATGGACGTTTGCAGTAGGTAATGCAAGTGATTTACGAAAACAAGCCGAAGACTTAGAGAAAATCAACAGTGTGGTTATCAATTCTTATTTAGATAAAAATCCTGACATTGATGAAGATAAATTACGTTCATTGATGGATGACGAAACATGGTTGACCGCTCAAGAGGCAAAAGACTTAGGTCTTGTGGATGTGATTGCAGAACCTAACAAAGCGGCTGCAAACATCACTAAAAGTCAAATAGAAAGGTATGATAACGTGCCATCAAAATTCAAAAATGAAGACCCTACGGTTGAAACACCTAAAGAAACTAAGCAAGAAGTAACAGCTGATGATGTTATGTCAGCTTTAGACGAAATTAAATCTGATGTAAAAGCTATCTTAGAACATGTATCTGAAGATGAAACACCAAAAGAAGATGAAGAGATTGATGCTTCACAAGCACAAAATAGCTTTGCACGGTTATTTAATATGAAACAGTATTAAAGGAGGCCAAACTTATGGCAATTAATTTAGAAAACAAAGAACAATTTCAAAATTCACAAAAGTTATTAGCGGAATTTTCGAATATGGATTCTAACGCTTCTGACGAACAGGTTAAAGAAAAATATACAGAATATATGAATGCATATTCATCTGAACTTGCAGAGGCTATTCGAAATGATATTCGAAAAGAACAGGGCGATAACGCTGTTTTAAATGGACGTAATGTAAATCGTTTAACAACAGAAGAAAAGAAATTTTATAACGCATTAGTTTCAGAAGACCATGTGAATACTGATACTAAATGGAAAGACACAGAACTATTACCGGAAACAATCGTTGATCGTATTTTCGATGATATTGAAACAGAAAAACCATTGCTTAAACATATTAATATTCAACGTACCGGACTAAAAGCACGTGTTATTCGTTCTGTTCCTGAAGGGCAAGTTGTATGGGGTAAAATCTTTGATGAAATCCGTGGCCAATTGGAAGCTACATTCTTCGAACAAGATGTAACATTAGGTAAAGCCACTTGTTTTGTAGTAGTGCCTAAAGATTTAAAAGATGCAGGTGTACAATGGGTTGACCGTTATGTACGCACTCAAATTAAAGAAGCTTTCGCAGTTGCTATCGAAAAAACAGCAATTAACGGGCAAGGTGCAGCGCGTAACGAACCTGTAGGATTAATGAAAGAGATTAACCGTACAAACAATGCTGTATCAGATAAAACGGTTGCGGGTACTTTAACTTTATCTGACCCTAAAAAATCAATTGCTGAAATCGGTATGGTGATTAAAAATTTATCTATTAAAGAATATTACGACAAAGAAGGTAATGTTAAACGCTCTAAAGGTGCAAATGTTACAAATAACGTAGTCGTTGTATTAAACCCAGCAGATTACATTTACGCGAAAATCGCGTTTACAATTCCGATGCCTAATGGTCAATATGCAAGTCCTATTCCGTTTAATGTGACTTTCGAACAATCTGAATTTGTACCACAAGGGAAAGCAGTAGCTTTTGACAAAACACGTTATCACTTTTATGCGGGTAGTGAAGTTATCTTGCGTACTTTCGACCAAACATTAGCGTTAGAAGATATGGATTTATATACGGCTAAGCAATTCTTATTTGCTGAGCCAGATGATAACAAAACATCCTTTGTATATAATGTTGACTTTTCAAGCCATGGAGCGCCAGAACCTGATAGTTTAGAAGAAGGACCTTCATTATAATTAAGGAGGTTTTATAATGGCTAAATTCAAAGTGTTAAAAAAATTCTTTGATAAGGAAAATGATAAGAGTCTCAAAGAAGGCGATATTATTGATATTACTATAAAAAGAAGTGAAGAAATTGAGAAAAATGCCCTTCAGCAAAAATTTGAAGGACCATTTTTAGAACGTATTAAAGAAAAGAAGTGATATAAATGATTACTTCAGATTTAATTCAGGATTTCAAAGCACGTAATCGTATTTTTTATAACATTGAAGATGAACGTATTAAACGAGATCTCAAATTGTCATACGAAGATATCAAATCCAAGTGTGGAGAATTCGACATTTCAGTCCCTTCCTTAGGTCGTGAATTAGTCCTTGAGCGCACAAGATATGTATTCAATGACAAGCTAGAAGAATTTAGCGATAACTTTCTTTCTAGCATAGTCCAGTTCCAAATTATGAATATGGAGGTATACGACGATGGCACAATCACGTAGACAGTTTGTAACAGGTGGCGATATGCGTACACCTGTTATTTTCTACACTGCACATACGACTGATGACTTCATGCCTGGCGAAACGACGGTTGAATATTATCGTTGCTTTGCCGACGTATATCCACCGTCAATGAAAGATTTGGAACGAGACAATGAGGCGAGTATTACAATGGTGACGTGGCATCCACAGAATGATAAACCGATTACAACAGAAATGTATTTCGAAATTGCATTACCACAATATGAAGGTAAGCAATACAACATCATCAATGTGGAAGATGATACCAATAATCACTACAATATTAAAATTATTGGGAAGCGTAAATCATGAGCGTGAAGATTGAAGGTACCAATAATATGTTACGTCAGATTCGTGAAGAATATGGCGAGGGTAAAATGCTTAAAGCACAGGATAAAGCGTTGCGTCTAGGTTCTAAATACTTCAAAAGTGTAATGCAAAGTAACTTTCAAGTCTTTAAAGATACAGGAGCGTCTATTGCAGAAATGACTCTGACTGAACCTTATACACTGTATGGACGTGTACGTACGGTTAAATTGCATTGGGAAGGTGCTATGAGCCGACAATCCATTATCCACTTAAATGAATACGGAACAGTGCGTAATGCAAATCCACGTGGTAAGGGTGTTATTATGCGTACGATGGTTATGACTGAAAAGCCATACCGTGAAATTATAAAGGAATCATTGCGAGGTGACTTATAATGTTTGGCATGTTGAATACGTTAAAAAAATATTTGTATAAAAACCCAACAATTACTCAACATTGTAATGGTCGCATCCGTGCATTCCATTATGATGAAACAGCAGACACCTCTAATACGTATATATTGATTGACCCTATTATCGCCCCTCAACCTGATACATTTGCGAGTGATACAAACCTTACGACTGAATACATTTATCAGATTGATGTAAGAGGACCTAATTACGACACTGTAAAGTTGGTACAAGAAGCGATTCGTCAAACAATGTGGAGTATTGGTTTTTACCAACAAGATGGTATAGATCAGTATGACGCCGAAATACGATTATATTTGGACGCCCGTCGGTATCGTGGGAATCCATATACAATTGATGAACTTAGGCATATAGATAAAGATTTAAATGAATAACGCTAGCCTTTCGTGAGCAACGGAGGGCTATTTTTTATGCGTAAAATTAAGGAGGAATTATAAATGGGTAGATATAATGCTGCAACAGGATTAGGTAAATTATATTATGCAGTTTTAACTGAAGAACAAAATGGTACAGTAACAACTTCAGCAATCAAAGAGGTTGATTATGTACAAGAAATGTCAATTGAATTCGGAGAAGAATTAGAGAAAGCGTATGGTTCAAACAAAGTAGCAGAGATTGCAAAATCTGCAGGGGAAACACAATTATCACTTACTTTCCACAAGTTACCTATTGATGTTCAAAAAGACTTATTAGGTTTAATTGAACATGAATCAGCACAAAACGTTTACGGTTTCGGCAAATCAACAGGTATCACTTATACTGCAGTTGCGATTCCACGTACAATGGAAGATGGTTCAATGGAGTGGTTCGGTCTTTCAAAAGGTGTATTCACTCGTCCTAACAAAGAAGGTAAAACAAAAGAAGATGGCGTAGAATTTGGTTCAGATGAAATCGAAGGTCAATTCATGGAACGTAAAGTAGAAGGTTTTGATGAAGAATTGGCAGTTGTGATGTCATACGACCCTAAAGGTTCTACTGAAGGTCGTGACTCCGTATTCCAATCAATGTTTGGTAAAGGTTTCGAAACTGTACAAACAGGTTCTTTTAATAATGCAGAAGATGTAAAAGTTAATACGATTACTATCGAGCCATCTTCTGCTGAAGTAACTATCGATAGTACAATTCAGTTAAATGCTACAGTTCAACCAACTAGCGCAACAAATAAAGGTGTGACTTATAGCACACAAGATACACAATACGCATCAGTTAACGCAGACACTGGTGTTGTAACTGGTGTTTCTGAAGGAACAGCTACAATCACAGCTACAGCTAAAGACGGTAGTGGTGTAACTGGTACAGCTACAGTAACTGTAACTGGTTAATAAATTAGGGGCTAGGATATGACTTCTAGCCTCATTTTTTATAAAAAAATTAAACGGTCGAATAGAAAACCCGTTGAAAAGGAGATAGTAAATTATGGCAAAGGCATTAGTATTAGAAATCAATGGTGAAGATAAAAAATTCTACAAAAAAGGTAGTTTCACTGGACGTCAAGCACGTAAAGGAACACGTTTAGCGATGACGATGAGTGCTTATGCTAGCAAAACAGCTGAAATGACAATTGAAGAAGTAGAAGGTTTTGATGAAACTTTAGATCAAATTGAAAAAATGGTAGTTGAAGATTTATACGATAATCAATTCAGTGTGGATGAATTACAAGACGGTATTGATGGCGATAAATATTTTGAAACTATCATCGGTGAAGTTAGTGGTTCAAGCGAAAATATGGGAAAGAAATAGATGACTCAAGTTTAACATCAGAAGAACTCTCGTTTGAAAAACTTTCAGAAAGCGTCGATACCATTTATCAAGAATTGCTTGAGAATGGTTGGAAAATGAACGAAATAGACGATGCTGAAATCTTTGAACTACTAAGAATATTAAATACTAAAAATAAAAAAGATTCCAAAGTTAAGAAAGTTGGTAAAAACGAATCATTGATAGCCGCAATTACCGGAAAAGACCCTAGATCTACTGGTTAGCGGCTATTTTTTTGTATCTAAAATCATTAAAGAAAGGAGAGTGAATGCATGGCAGGAGACATCAAAGGTTTCACAATCGACCTCGGTATAGACACGTCTGATATCGATAGAGGTATGGCTAATTTGCAACGTAAACTTAAAACGGCTGATGCGCAAATGAAGGCTAATCTATCTACATTTGATAAAGCAGAAGATTCTGTTGATAAATACGGTGCTAAGATTGAAGGTCTCAATAAAAAGTTGAACCAACAAGGGCGTATTGTTGACGAATCTAAACGTAAACTCGAAACCTTAAAAAATGCTCAGTCAGAATCTATAAAAAAACTACAACAAGCAGAAATTGCAGTAGGGCAAGCGAATCGTAAGTATGAAGATTTAGCTGATACGTATAACAAACTTGAAAATGAAATGAAGCAGTATTCTACAAACGTTAAAAATGCACAGAACACTCAAAAACAAATGCAGAATACTGTTACACGATTGAATGCTGAAATGCGTAATGCAAAATCAGTTGTGGACGGTTTACAAAATGAATATGATCAATTGAATAAATCAGGTAAAGCAACAGATGCAGAATTAAAAGCACTTAATGTAAGACTTACACAAGCTAAAACTAACTACAATCAGTTATCAAATGCAGTCGATAGCGCTAAACGAGACTTAAATGAATCAAAAATCGCTACATCTCAAGCTAAAGAAGAATTACAAAAGTTTAGCGACGCTAACAATGAGGCAATGGTTAACGCTAAAGCTGCAATGCAAGTAGCTAAAAAAGAAGCAAGTAATGCGGAACGCTCATATTCTGCATTAAATCGTGAAGTTGGTCAATTACCTGCTAAGTTAGATAAAGCGGAAGCTGAAGTTTATCAACAAATTCTCGCTTATAATAAGTTAGAAAATCAAATCAATGAAACAACTGACGAATTAGAAGCGTTTCATCGCGAGCAAAATAAATTTTTTGGCTTAGGTCCAGCTATTTCTGCTATGAGTCAACGTTACGAAGAAATTAACGCCAAAGTCAACCGTATAGGAAATAGCTTTCGTAATGTTGGTTATGTTATTCGAGGAATAACGTTTGGAACATTGATTTCAAATATATCAGCAATCATTCCAGTAGCAGGCGGCGCAGTAAGCGCTATTGCAGGTATTGGAGGTGCTGCAACTGCAGCTGCAGGTGGTGCTATCGGTTTAGGCGGTGCATACGGCGTAGCACTAGGAAGTATTATGGCGTTCACTGGTCAAGCGACTACAGCGTTGCAAATGCTTGAAGATGGCCAAATGCGCATAACAAGTCAAGTCCGTAATTATCAAAGTGCTTTAAGTGGTTTACAGAATCAATGGAAAGGACTTGTACAAGCTAATCAAGCTGCAATATTTAACACAATGACAAATGGTATTAATATTGCCCGGTTAGCATTGACACGTTTAACTCCAGCAATCACAACCACAACAAATATGATTGCCCGTGCTTCTGGCGAAATGCGTAATTGGGTTAAATCGTCTGAAAATGCCAATAATGCATTCAAACTCATCAATAATATAGGTCCACCTATATTCCAAAATCTACTGAATGCAGGTATGCGCGTTACTGATGGATTAACACATATGTTCACACAATTCGGGCCACTCTTTACATGGGTAGGTCAAGGTATTGAGAACCTAGCTAGCAAGTTCAATGCGTGGGCAAATAGTGCGAGTACAGATAATGGTATCGCTAAATTCATTGAATACACGAAAGTCAATCTTCCAATTGTCGGCAGAATATTCGGCAATGTATTTAGTGGTATTATCAGTTTGTTTACAGCCTTTAGTGGTCATTCCCACAATGTGCTTGTCGGTATGGAAGCCGTAACCCAATCATTTAGAAATTGGGCTGCAAACTTAAAGAATACAGAAGGTTTTAAAAATTTCCTTCAGTATCTTGAAACGAATGGTCCAATCGTGTAGCAATTGCTTAAGAACATAGGTAGCATTATAGTCGGTATAGTAAGAGGGATGGCGCCTATTGGCGCTATAGTTTTAAGAATAACTACTGCAATTACAGGTTTTATTGCGAAAATTGCAAATGCTAATCCTTTACTTGGTGGCTTTTTGGGCGTCTTGACAATGGTTGGGGGAGCGTTAATGGCAATCATTCCTCAACTCGCCTTGTTTAGTGCTGCAATTGGAGGGATTAGTAAAATAGCCAGCATTGCAGGTTTAGCAATGAAAGGTTTAGGAGTAGCTTTTACATTTATTACTGGTCCAATCGGTATTGCAGTTGCGGCTATTGCGGCAGTAAGCGCTGCGTTAATTTATCTGTATAAAAATAATGAAACATTTAGAAATGCTGTCAACCAAACATGGAATACAATAAAGGTTACTGCCATTGCAGTTTTCGGATTCTTAAAACCGTATATTATTAATATTTGGAACGCGATAAAAAATGCAACCCAGGTTGCGTGGGCTGCTATTAAATTTGCAGTAACGAATCCTATGCTAGCTATGAAATCGATTTTAGGGGCAATAATTAACGGGATTAAATCCACTGTTATTCAGACATGGAATATCATAAAATCTTTTACTATAGTTGTTTGGAATTCTATTAAAAACGCAGTCGTAAAAACTGCCAGAGGTATTTGGAACGGTATAAAATCCGCGTTCAATTCATCTTGGGCATTTATCCGATTTGTATTTAATGCTATTCGAAACTTCATCGTCAGTGTTTGGACGGCAATAAAAAATAGAACACTTGCGATTATTCGTTCGATGGTTGCTGTAACAAAGGCAATATTCAACAATTTTTCCACCGTAACACGTCGATTATTCAGTTTATTGCGCGCGTTCTTCTCAACAGTTTGGAATGCAATTAAGAATACAACAATACGTGTTGTCCGTGCGATGTGGAATACAGTAAAAGGCATATGGAATACTTTTTCTGCCGTAAGTCGTAAAATTTTCAACAATTTACGTGCATTCTTCTCATCTGTGTGGAATTCCATCAGAAATACCGTCGTTAGAATTGCTCGAGGTTTATGGAATACTGTTAAAGGTATTTGGAACACGTTGTCGGCGGTCACACGCAAAATTTTTAATAATTTGCGTAGCTTTTTATCTAATCTCTGGAATTCCATCAAAAATCGGGTTATATCAACAGTTCGTTCTTTATGGAATACCGTACGTCGTGTATGGGATTCTTTCTCCGCAACAACCCGTCGAATTTTTGGAAATTTGAAGAATAGCATTATTGGAACTTGGAATACGATTAAAAGTAGAGTAGTTAACACTGTCTCAACTTTATGGAATACAGTTAAACGAATTTTCACAAATATGTGGCGTGGCCTTGGAAACATCATTGGAAAAATTAAAGGTCACATTACTGGTATGATCAATGCGGTAAAACGTGGTTTAAATAAATTAATTGATGGTGTCAACTGGGTAGCAGGAAAAATTGGCATGGATAAATTCCCTAAACTTAAATTTAGTACTGGTACGACTCACACAACAAATTACGTTACTAACGGTAAGTTAAATCAAGATACTTTCGCAACAGTAGGTGACCGTGGACGTGGCAACGGTCCAGGTGGATTCAGACATGAAACAATTATCCCTCCAAGTGGTAAACCTTTTATTACCCCTGCAACAGACACTGTAATGCCATTAAGTAAAGGTACGCGTATTTTAAATGGCGCACAGACGCATGCGATGTTAAATCGTCCACAGTTCAATATGGGTACGATTCCTAAATTTGCTAATGGTTCTATCAAAGATAAAGCCTTAGGTGCAATGGCAGGCGCTTATGGTTATGTGTCTAAGCGTTCTAAAGATACTGAAAAAGCTATGAATGCTACGGGTGACGGTATAGCCAAAGCGGTTAGCGATACTATCGCATTTGGTAAGGATATATTTGAATTTGCGTCTAATCCTGGTTCTTTAGTAACTAAAGTACTAGCTAAATTTGGTGTGAATTTTGATAACATCAAAGGTGATATGTTAGGCGGAATGGTCCGTGCTATGTTCAAAAAGCTAAAAGACGGTGTCAAAGAATTGTTTAAAGGTTGGCTTGAAGACGCAGGTGGTGGGGACGCCTCTAAACTGACGCGTTATCCATTAATCCAACCATTCGGGCGTTATCGTGGCGGCTTAATGTTTAATGGCGGACGTCACTATGGTGTAGACTTTGCATATCCGTATGGTGCGAATGTTTATTCGACAAATGACGGCGTCGTATCTAAGATTAATGATTATGGTGGCGGTTTGATTGCAAGATTAATTACTGGACAATTTACACTATTTTTCATGCATTTGAGTAAAATATTGAAAACTGGACGTGTAAAAACTGGCGATTTAATCGCTAAGTCTGGTAACTCAGGTCACTTTACAACTGGACCTCACTTACACTTCCAAGTAAACAAAGGGCATGACGCTTATGTTAACAATAGTCATGCGATAGACCCTATGAAATGGCTTAAAGGACATGGCGGAGGCGGACGTTCTGGTGGTAGTCGTGCAGCTAGTGCATGGCGTCCTGAAGTTGTTCGTGCATTACGAATGAACGGTTTACCGACCTCCTCAGCTTACGTAAATGCGTGGATTAGACAAATTCAATCTGAGTCAGGCGGTAATGCAGGTGTTACACAACACGGATACACAGATATCAATAGTGGTGGAAATGAAGCACGTGGATTGGTGCAAGTTACACCACGAACATTTGCGGCGTTTAAACGTCCTGGACACGGTAACATCTTAAACGGATTAGATAACTTGCTTGCAGGTATGGCATATGCAAAGGCGCGTTATGGTTCATCCATGCTTAGCGTCATCGGTCATGGTCACGGCTATGCTACAGGTGGATTAATTAAGAACTCTGGATTGTACAACATTGCAGAGGGCGGTTATCCTGAATGGATTATTCCTACTGACCCATCACGGCGCAGTGACGCTATGAAGTTGTTAGCCCTTGCAGCACAAGATATTAATCGTGGTAAACAATCAGGTAATAAACGCCCTGGTCAATTACCAAATATAAATCGTGGTGGTTCGGATAATACAGAATTATTACTTCAAATGATTGAGAATCAACAACAACAAATTAATGTACTTATGGAAATAGCAAGAAGTAATCAAGTTGTAGCTGAAAAAGATTTTCAACCAACGATTAATAAACAAGATTTTGTAAATGAAGTCGGTGAAGCTATGAAATTTAACGACCGACTAAACGCAAGACATGCAAGTTTCAAACCTGCATTTTAAGGAGGGTATTCAACCGAAATGAATGACACAATTGAAGTCAACGGTAAAACATTACCGTGGTTGTTTGTGGAAAGAGGGTTTCAAATACCCTCTTTTAATTATGATATAAAAACCGAGGAAGTGCCCGGTCGAGATGGCGCTGTGTATCAAGGTAGACAATTGAAGCAATATGAGTTTGAAGTACCGTTATTCATCCACAATGATTATCTATCTTCAGAGGGTGTTAAAAGTCATGATAATATATTGAATCAATTGGTTAAATTTTTTGATTATGATAACGTAGTGAAATTAAAATTTAAATCTCAACAATGGTATTGGAATGCTTATTTCAAAGGGCTTATCGAGTTAAAAAAAGAAACAAATCAAGGGATTAATACTTTTAAAATAAATGTTGTAATTGTAGACCCTTATAAATATGAAGATAAAGAATATCAGACGCCTGCCTATTCAGACCAAATCGCAGTGAATAATACAGGCACAGCAAAAACTTATCCTATTGTACAAGCGACAGCACTTAAAGACAGCACGTCATTTACAATTACTAAAAATGACGAAGATTATTTTATGATAGGAGAAGAAGATGCGTTTAAAGGAGTTAAAGACAAATCGCCTAGTGTTTACTTTAGCGGTATGGAAAATGTAGCAGGTTGGCAATACTTACCTAATAGTTACATCATGCAAGACAATATTACAAGTAGTTATGCAGTAGGTTCTATTGAATCTACAGGTTATCAAGTACGCGCAAAAGACTATGGGGAAAGACCAACAGAGGGGTGGCATGGTCCAGCTGTAAAACGGTCACTTCCACGTACAGTGCACGATTTTGAATTCACGGGTGTAATGAAAATATTTAGTAAAAGGCAAGGCGTCGGTAAAGGATTTTTCCATTTATATGACGATGCCGGTAATATTTTATGTTCTGCTGGCTTACTAGATGCTACAAATACAACTACAAATGTAAAAGCGTATGTAGCGTTACACAATCAGTATCAAGAGCGATTCGAATGGTATGCAAATACTGGTAATTGGGCATATGATAATGCTTATGTTTATCTGAATATTAAACGTATTGGTGATACATGGTATATGAAAACATGGCATTACTACACTGATAAAAATGGCAAGAAACAAATTACATCTCGAGCACATAAAACATATACAGATAAAGGAAAATGGTACACAGCTCCAATTGCACAAATTGGTATCAATATTAGTAAACACACTCGATATGACGCATTACCTGTATATGTGGATAAAATAAGTCTGAATGAGTTATTAGGTGGAGAGGAATTACCCTATATTATTAAAAAGGGTGATGAAGTTTATATTGATATGCAAAATGAACTGGTATTAATCAATAACGAAGATGTATTAGATACCAAAACGCTAGGTAGTGATTATTTCAGTATAAATGAAGGCGTATCAGAGTTATTTGTACTTCCACAAGGAACTTTTGACACAAAAGTTATGTGGTCGAATCGATTCCTATAGAAAGGAGGTAAAAAATGTTATTACATGTTATGGATTTTGATGACAACATTGTTGATAGTTTTGGAGAACGCAATAATGCAATACTTCAAGCTAAACACGAGCGTAAAATTGATGAAAATCGAAACGAAAGTGAAATATTAACAATCATTGTACTAACACAAGCTGCCGAAGCATTTACAGATATGCGTCGTATACTTATTCAAGATGAAAATGATTTATACCGTGAATTTATTATTACTCACACAGAAAAAGATAATAATGGCTATTCTACTATAGAAGCTACAGCAAGTTACTTAATAGATATTGGTAATGCTAGAAGTATACCCAAAGGAAAATACGAAAAATTAACGGCAAAAGAAATGGGTTACGAAATATTGCGTGGCATTCGATGGGAATTAGGTAATGTAGAGTGGGCTGGCCAACAGACTATGACATGGACTTCTGAACGTACACCTTTTGAAATGTTAAAGCAGATGTGTACGGCTTTCAATTTTGAATTAGATTTCACTTATGAAGTTGATACAAAAGGTATTTCCCATAGATATGTACATTTTTACAAAAAGAAAGCTTTATTTAATGGTAAAGAAATAAAAAAAGGGAAAGACTTAATAAGTTTAAAACGTATTTCTGATGTAACTGAATTAAACACAGCTTTGATTGCATTAGGACCTGAAAAAGATGACGGGTCACGACTTAGAATCGAAGTTGTGGATGAGAAAGCGCAAACTCAATTTGGATCAAATAAACGTTTTATTTGGGGGATTTACGAACCTGAATCCGATGATGAAGATATGACTGAATCAAGGCTAAGAACACTAGCAACAACAGAACTTAATAAGCGTAATAAAATTGATGTTACTTATGAAGTGGATGCATTAGATATCCGAAAGCAATTTCCACATGAAGTGACTCGATTTGGCGATATAGTACGTATAAAAGATAGAGATTTTACTCCACCGCTTTATGCAGAGGCGGAAGTAACAGGAATTGAACACGATCTTGTTAGTGACGAACGTAAGTACACTTTCGGAACACCAAAAGAATATCGAGAATCAGATCTAAGAAAGTACTTTACAGAACGACTAAACATGCTAAGAGAAATGATGAAAGATGATAAGTTAAATCTTAATCAAATCGTTGAGAATGTTAGATATGACTTAGTAGAGCGGGTTGAACAAGTTGTATTGACTGGTAGTACAATCCCTGAAAATCCTAAAGAGGGTCAACTCTGGTACGATACGAGTAATCCTGAAAATGCAGTATTACGTGAATATGTAGGCGGACGTTGGTTAAACGCTACTGCTGAAGATGTGTCAAATATTGGAGGATTAAGACGCGAACAAATTGTTTATCGTGAATTAGCCAATACTTTACCTGATATTCAAACGGAACATTTACGCTTACAAACACAATACTATAACTTTCGTGATAGTGAATATTTTGTCGACAATGCATTGAAAGATGAGATGACAAATAAATATAATTTAATGAATGATGCTTTCACTCAAGCGAAACAAATGTTTGAAGCGTTGAACGAACAGGATGCAACCATTGGGCAGCATACGGACGTACAAGCGCAAATAGTTGAATATCGTAATCAAGTTCAAGATTTTTATGTAGTTGTAGGTAAAGTCGATAAATCAATCAGTGAACGCATTAAACTATTACAATCACAGTACACTGATGAGAAGTACAACGAGGCTATGAAACGTGTGGCGGAGACGTTCGGTATTAAGCAAGATGAAAGCGGGGCATTTATTGGTCCTCCTGAAACTATCGCAGAAATGGTTGATGCATTACGAACTGAAACAAAAGAAGAAATGTCAACGTTACTTAAACGCGCAGAGTATGAAACAGATAAAAACGGCATTGTTGAACGACTAAACACAGCAGATTCTGAACGTGGGCAATTAAGCAATGAGATTAGTGACAGAGTTACATTAGCACAGTTTAATAATGGAATAAATGATACAAAAGGATATGCCGACGGATTAAAGCAACAAACCGACCAGACGTTAACAACTTACGACACACGTATAACCCAAAACGGTCAAGAAATTAGTCAACGCGCAACAAAAGAAGAATTTAATCAATCACGTAAGACGTTGTCACAAGTTATTTCTGAACTTACTAATAGCACTATGAACGGTTTAACTTACACGTACGATGAAAATGGTAGTATACAGTCGTTTAACGTTGGGCCAAACGGCACAAGTATTAATACGTCTAAACTAACTATTGATGCTGGCGATGTTAGTTTAAAAGACGGCGTATTCACAGTTAAAAGCGTCAATACAAATAACGTCACAATTCCACGTACTGACGGCGGCGTGCCGACAATCATTAATGGGACTGACAAAAGAGAATCGGCTATTACAGGCACAACGCCACCGTTTAAGCAAAAATTAAGTGGTAGCGCACCCGTATTTTTTGAGGCGGGTTACTGGTTAGGTTGTTTAAAACGAACAAGTGACCAAGAATACTTGTCATATGACGCTTTTTACTTTACGCATGACCGACGTTACTTATCCGTATCTGTTATCTTTTTGGTTGGACAAAATGGGACAACTGACCCTATGGAGAGAAAGGTCGGAGAATTTATTAAGTTAGAAGAATTTAGTCCACCGCCTAGTATTGAGTCGCAATACTTAATCAATGAGTTCAAAGGTTTTGCAACAACGTCGTCAGAACAGGACGGAGGCGGACGTGTTCAATATACTTTTGTGAAAGATTTAGGACCGCCAACAGGGCTACCAAGACAATTCTATTTCAAAGTGAAACCAAATGCTGAAGGTGTGGCTAATCCCTTGTTTGACACAAGCAAGCCTTATTCAATGGCTAAATTCCAGATTCGTAAAACAATACTTTATGGTTAAAAAAGGAGCAAAAATATGCAAGAAATTAAAACTTATGTTAGTAGAAACTTTGAAGATACTACTGTTAACATGCTCATTCCATTTAGCAGCATTCAAGATGACATGACGTTCACAAGCGCGACAAGTGGTACATCTTCTTGTAACGAACAAGGTATCAACTTTATTGTAGACCGTGATGTATTTGATCAATTCGAAAAACTGAAATTAGATTTTTCAAACAGCTTTAAACTATACGTCCAAGACGGACAAGAAATAATTAAGATTAAGCGAGAAGAAGTTATCCCACCCATTTCAAACACATGGACACAAGCCTAATTTAAGCGCGCAACCTACCCTTTAGCGAGGAAGGTTGGGCGCTATTATTATATAAGGAGGAAGATTTATGATTAATAGAAAAGAAACACGTTACTTTTTAATGGAGATTGCAGAGAATGGGGACGAATATGTACTACAAAAGTCGTACAACGGCAATGGCTTTGTACGTAGTAGCACGCCTTTAAATGCGTATGTATTCAACACTAAAGAGGACGCGAAAAAAGCTGTACAAGTTCAAAACGTGTTAAATCAAATGTTCAATAGTAACTCGAAAACGTATTATGTTGTCGAAAATACAAGTCGACAATTATTCGATGATCAAGACGTAGAATATAAACCTCAAGAAACGTCTAGCGAAGTAACCGAATAATAACAGTTGATAATAAAAGAGAGGAAGTGATTCTATGACAAATGAGTACCAAAGAGCAGACCACGAAAGACGTCTTTCACGTCTTGAAGAAGATAATAAAAAAATATTTAGCTCTTTGGACGACATAAAAAAAGGACAACATTCTCAAGAATTAGTGAATCAAAAAATGAACTTTACATTAGATTCGATTAATAGAGAGAGAGAATTAAACAAAGAAAAAGACGAAGAAAGTCGCAAGGATTTCAAACAAGTTAAATACTTGTTGCTTGGTACTGTCGCGACATTAGGAAGTTCGTTACTTTTAGCGTTGTTGCGCAGTTGGCTAGGCATATAAAGGAGGTGATAAGTATGTTCGGATTCTTAACATTTGGAGCGTCATTCTGGGAATGTTTTTGGTTCGGGAGATGTAAATAATCAAGTGAAAGTCGGCGCTAATGCGTCGGCTTTTTATTTATAGGAGATGAATTGAATGGATATAAATTGGAAATTAAGATTTCAAAACAAGGCTGTACTGACGGGGTTAGTCGGTGCTGTTTTATTATTTATCAAGCAAGTATCAGAGCTATTCGGATTTGACTTATCAGCACAACTTGAACAGGTTAGTGGCATTATAGGTGCTATCTTAACATTACTTGCAGGACTTGGCATTATTACTGATCCTACTTCTAAAGGTGTATCTGATTCAGGTATTGTACAGACTTACCAACAACCACGTGACAGTACCAATCCTGATGAATTTGTGGAATGGCAAGGGGTTAATTCAGATTTAGCGCCAGATAAAGCGGAAAAAGAACTTGTAACGTTCGATACTTCAATGCCATTTACAGATGATAGCGATAACGTCAAATATGATGTGAACGAATATGAAAGTGAGGTTGAACACCATGGCAGCAAAACTCACTAAGCAAGAATTTGTTAATTGGCTTAAACAATCTGAAGGCAAACAGTACGACATGGACGGGTGGTACGGATTCCAATGTTTCGACTATGCCAATGCAGGGTGGCAACAATTATTTGGTT